AGAAATGATGAAAAAACTTTATTATCCCAACTAGATAAATTTACTTGATTATTAGGCAAATCCCATAACACATTAATAGTGGGCATTCTAAAACCATCCTTATTATAATTTAATCCAAACCAAATAGCATTTGATGTACCAGAAGTTCTTATAACATGACCATCTTGGTCACTTGCCCAAAGAGTTTGAAAAATATCAGTAATTGCAGTATGACCACTTAAACAAAAATCATAATAAAAGTTTTGTGCTTCTAACCACCTTTCATTTACATCAAATTCATAAATTCTAGGTTCAAATCCTAACTTTCTTGCAAATAACGTAGCTCTATTTTTATCCATTGTTAAAGGTATGCCGTCGGCAGTAAAAACACCCTGAACTATTTCAATAGTATCTGACTTCAATTTTCCTTCATGAACTAAATCTCTAATACAACATAAGATAAATGAACTATCAGTGCCACCACTATAAGCCAAAATTAATTTTGGATATGCATCTACCATCTCAAGAAGAACTCTTTTTGCTTCGACTTTAGCCACATACACATCATCAGTTATCCATACAGGATGATTTATTGTTATGGAAAAATCTCTATCAGGGTTAGAATATGGATGTACTATTGTGAATAAATTATCTGTCACTTTTCTTTCAACATCTTCTGCAATTCAGCAGTACTCCCCACAAACAATGCATTTGTCACATTCTTTGGTGCGTTGTTAGGAACCTCTTTAAGTTTTCTCATTTTCTCTTGAAGGTCACCAAGTTTTTCAGTGACTTCAGCAACCTGTTTGATAAGGTTTCCGGCAACTTCGTATGCTCGTGGATGGTCCGATTCTTTGGCGAGTTCCAGTATTCCTTCCACTGCATCCGTTCCTCTTTCGACCAAATTGTAAAAGTTTTGTCGCTGGTATTCATAATCTCTCTCCACATGTTCATTCGCATCACCCCAATCTTCTTGAGGTAATGGCATCACTTCTTGTTTTTTATTGTCAGTTGAAATTTCTTCTACTATACCTAATGCTTTATCAATTGTGTTATTCATCTTCGCCTGTCACTGGGTTAAAGTTTTTCGCATCCGTAAAGAATGATGTAGTTTCGTTAAATCCAAAATCGTCATCTGCATCAGCACTAACTGGGTCTGGTGTAACTGTATATCGCTGTTCTCTTGCTGGTGATTTATCTGGAAGATCAAGATATTGATCAACTTGAGCAGTTTTAATAACACCGCTAGATGTAACAGGGCCATACAAATAAAATTTAGCAGTAAAATCTAATGTGTAAATAATAGCTCTTCTAGCTTCAAACTCACCTTGATAATTATCTTCATAGTTAATACCATTTAAAACAATGGGAATATCTCTTTTAATTGACATATCAGGAATGTCATTTATTGTTATTGTATAATCAGGTTGAAAGAAAGGTAAAATTTGTTCCACAATTTGTAGTGCATCATCTGATTGTTTTGCTAAAACATATAATTGTATAGAGAGGTTGTATGGTACTGGCATAAATTGTGTATCAATTGTTTTTGTATTATTCCCTGTGCCCTTTTTTTTAAATTTTTGAACCCTATTTAATTTTCTAGCTGGATCATAAGAAAGATTTTGTATTTCAAACCCAATACGAGGTAGAGTTAAGGCTACTTTACTTGAAAGGTCTGCATCTGCCCTAAGACGTACTAAAAACTTTTCTCTTGGGCCATATGCAAGAGGAACTTTCATAGACTGAGCAATATTACCAGAACTATCTTTGCGAACTAGTTGTATATTATTAAATGTTGTACCAAATCCTACGATTACTTTGCGTATAGTTTCGTGATAAAACTGCTGCCCTAACATTGTATATTATCCCCCTACATCACCAAACGGATTTTTCTCGCTGAAGTCTAAAACCGAATTTTCAGCAGTTGCTGAAATTGATCCATCTTCTGTTTCAAATAATTCATTTTGTGCTTGATTATCTACATTATTTTCTGTCGTACCGTCACCTAATATATATGTTTCTTGTAACAGGAACTCTCCTGTCTCCGAAAGAACAACACCGGCAGATGTTGTCATGTCACTGGTTTCTAGTGCAACTATTTCATCTCCACCTGTATCATCAGCATTTTCATGCACAATTCTACCAATCTCATTCTCTAGGAATAGAGCGTCAATTGATGCGGAATCTTCTTCCATAGTGAATTGATGTGTAAGAGTATCAACCGACAAGCTGTCTTCAATTGCATCAATAGCAGAAATATCTGTATCCAATACTTCAGAACTATATTCAAACAACCTACAACGCATCTTGTAAACTGGATTATTATCTAACTGGAAATATGGCTCATCATGATCAACAAAATTTATCTGAAATAACTTTGACAGAATAGGATGAAAAATTAAATCGCCCTCTAATGGTCGATCTGAATTTGTAGATGTTGCTTCTGAAATAATATAACCACTCTCAAAGGATGCTGAAGCCTCAACAGTGGCACTATCAAGAGTTCCATCTTCCAACAATATTGAGCCACTAAGCGTATCAGTTCCAGATTCTATTGTGATCTGCTTAGTCAATTCTTGAAATCTAGTTTTAGAAACAACGAATGTTGCTTCACTCAAGTTCTGTAAACCAAATTGACTCATCATTTCTTTTTCACCACCAAACCCACCTTCACTATTTTCCATATACATTTCAATTTTTGCTTGAGTGGTAAACTTAGCTAAACTGTCTACGCCAAGAATTTTATCTTCATTGACAAGAGTTCTATCAAGATAGTGGACATCGTGGCCATGAATCTGTATTGCTTCAATAACTAAATTGCTATAAAGATTTTGTTCTGTAGCAATTGCTGAAACATTGCTTGTGTGAAATACTGAATTGACCGCCATAAGTTAACCTATCTGATACATGGGTGGTAATTCAAAAGCTAGTTGTATTTGTTCTTCTAATCTTAGAATTTCCTCTTGAGCTTGACTGTATAAAGTTTCTCCATTCATTGTTACACCACCTAACATAGTGACGCCATTAAATTTGCTAAGATTTGCTCCCCACTGCCTTTTCAACAATGCTGTCGCATATCTTTTTAAATAAATATCATCAAATATATCTGTGTATGTGGTGGGATCAAGTTTTCTAAAACATTCTATTATGATATAATCCTCATCAGCTGTTACATCATTTGCCCAATCCATATCAATGTATAACCGATTTTGATGTTGGTTAAATCTTATAGGTGTTTCTCCGACCAAAATATGCTCCAGAAAATCTAAATGTTTCATCGTCATATCATAATGAAGTATTGATTGTGAAGAAAAATCATATAGATCATTTAATCTTAATTGATAACGAACATCAAACATATTTGATGTTGAACCTTCATTGAAAGGGTATACTTGAATAACTGATACTACTGTGTCTGGAACAGGAATCCAATTATTACCTTCTAACCAATCAGCAGTTACAGTGCTATCAATTTTGTCTGTAGCAGTTGCAGTATCATTTGCTCTTGCCCTTGTCACCTCGGCACTTGTGATCAGATGCTTTAAGTACATTCTCTCAACACCATCATAGTGATATTGAGCGAAGTATTGCAATGCTTCATCTATACGATCATCTGCTTGATCATCAGACACATTAATATCAATAACACCAAATCCAAGATTTCTTAGACAGTATGATTTAAATGTTGCTTTTGTTGTTGGTATGGCCATTACTTATCTACCAATTGTTGCAAGAGATTTTTTATTTCATGCATCTCTGATTTTAAAGTATTTATCTCTCTGGTTGCGTTTCTAATCTGATCTCGTTGTTCTTCTTCTTGTTGTTGTTTTGCTTTAACATCATTTGCCCGACGAACTGCCTTCTCATATGCGCTTTTATTTCGATTTATAACAACGCCTGGAACATTAGCGTCTTTAGCTAAATCTGGATGACCCTCAATACGTTGATAATTATCTGACATTACAACGCCAATGCTAATGCTCTAAAGTCACTAAGTCTGGGAACAGCAGATTGATTAGTGCTTTGCATAATAATTTTAATTGAGAATGAAATAAATTCTGGTAAGGGATCACCAATACCATCATCAGTCACTCCAGCACTGTATGTATATTCTTGAAAATCATTAACTGCCAAAGAAGAATTAACAACCAAATCTGATGTTCCGGTAGTATTGAAGAACTGATAT